TCTTGAAAGCATTGGAAAGTCTTTTGGTTGAAGCAATAAAATTGCTGAAATCCATTCTTTTAGATTGAAATCTTTTGATAGTTTTAATGCCATCTTTGTGTAAAAAACAAAATAAAATTACTTATTCTCACTTGCCATTGCTAATCTAAAATATTCTCTTTGTTCATTGGCTGTGAGTGTCTCACCTTTTTCAAGTCTTGCTTTGAAATCAGCAAGTTTTCCATTGGTTTGACTGCTTGGAATATCACTTCATCACTTTGGTGTGTCTTTCTTTCAACTCAACTTTTCCAAGCTATCAAGTTTTGTGGAAAGAACAAATGGGTCAGTAATATCACTAATCAGTGCTTTTGTGCTTTCCCAATTGTCACCAAATGATTTTTCAAGTTCAGCTATTCTCTGATTATTTCTTTCAGACACAGCTTTTTCTCTATTTTCCCAAGTTTCTTGTTGCTTTTTGAATGCTTCAATCTCTTGGTCTTTTTGAGCTATCAATTTCTCATATTCTCCATTCTGCTTGGCTTTTTCTTCATCGGCTTTCTGTTTTTCAGCTTCACGCTGTTTCTCTTCTGCCTTGTATTTGTCAAGCTCTTGTTGAAGTGCTTTCTTTTCATCATTCACTTCTTTAAATCTTGAATATGGAATGTCAGCTTTTTTCTCCACCTTTTCTTGTTCTTTACCACCATTGTCATCAGCAGGTGTATCTGTGGCTGGTGTCTTGTTTTCGTTGTCTTCCATTGCTTTTTTTGTTGTAAATAAAATTTTACGATTTCGTATATACTCAAATTCTGCATTTTTGGGACAAGTTTGAAATTTTATCTTTCAAAAAAACAGTGTGAAAGCACTGTTCTCTTTGTTAGCAAAAGTTGAAAATTTTGATTTGGGGGTTGTGAAATGAAATTCTGTCAATTTGCCACTTTCGTGTTCCACAGATTTCTATTTTTCAATCACTGCATTCACATATCATCTACAATTTGGGTGGAAAGGGGGCATATCAACAGTTCATTTGCTGATATCAACAATTTTCCCATTCATTTCAGCACAATGCTCACAACAGTCTGGCTGTTCGTGTATCTTGAACTTGGTTATTCCCAACTCCATTGCTCTTGTTATGGTTCATTGTGTGTTTGCGATATTCGTTTCTGTTCTGACCAACATATTCGCATATCTTTCCAAAGTCCGTGTTTTTCAACTTCTATCTTTAATGTATGTTATTCACTGACTTCTCAAATCATCAATTATCTTTTGCTGTGCTTTGAACATTCAAGTTCAATCTACCATACTTTCAGCTATGTGCTGTTTGGCTCTTGCATACTCAATCTTTGATAAGACACTTGAAAAGTTCTGTTCTATTCAATCAAGGCTGACTTTGATATAGTTCTCACTGTTATCAACAAGACTTCTCACTGCTTCTTTATGAATTGGTCAATATTCTCAAACTGAATTCCACAATTCCTTTGTGTTCATATTTGCTATCTTTTTCAAGTTGTTTGTTCAATTCAGAAGATAATCAATGTAGTCAGTTCATTTCAAATATTCTTGTGTTAGTCTTAACTCTGCCCAATCATCGTAGCTTTCTTTGAGTTCTGATGTGATTTCTTTGATTTCTTTCAAGTGTTGTCTTTTTTTATCATCTTCAACAGCAATTCTGAATATCTTGTCAATCTTTTCCAACATTTCACCAAAAAAACTGATAAACAATTTATCTTTCTTGTTGTTGGTGCTTAATAAAAAACTATTTCTCAACACGATTATATCAACTTAAACAATAAAAAAGGTGCTACAATGCAGACAAGCAATAAGAACAAGGCTATACAAATCTGTATCCAGAAAAACCAAAATAGCTTTGTGGCTTTCTTTGGGTTGCTATCAATCTTAACAAGTGCTGTTTTGAGATTTTCGTTTATTGTTTGTCATTCTTCAAATACTTCAAACCAAGCATTCTTTTTCAACATTCTCTTTGGGGTGAAAAATTAAATCTGGTGGTATATTTTATTCAGCTGTATTATCGTCAGCTTCATCATCTCAATCTTTCTCATTTTGTTCTTCAATGTTCTCATCAGCAATTTGCTCTTGCTTATATTTGTTGAACTCTTCTTGTTGTTCATCTTCAACAGTTTTCAATTCCATTTGAATTTCATCTTGGTCATATCACATAGTAAATGCCAAAGCACTTTCCTTTGACATAATACCCATTCCCATTTGTGTATTTGCTATGTTTGTTCTTTCCATAATGTCCCAAGCTGTGTTTCTACTGAACTTTATCATAGGTAGCTCAACATTTACACCATCTAACTTCATTAAATATCTGAACAACCTTTGTAATTCACTGTAAAGTTCAAGCTGTTTTGCTGACACACGATTATAAAACATTGAGTATTCTTTTTCTGTGGTTCCCACTGGGTTTGAGTTTCAATAAACAGCATTTCCCAACATTGCACTTGGAATACTTGAAATGCTTGATATCAACTTCAAAACCATTGGAATGTATGAATTTACACCTGTCTCAACATAAGAATTGTCTTTTGTAATATATTGAGCTGGACTTTCACCAACATTATGAGTGAGCCAATCTGGAATATCTGTTGTTCATTCAGACTTTTTCTGTCTCAATTGGTTGGCAATTGTGCTTCACTTGTATGAAGCTGGAACAGACATTTTTGAAGTCAAGTTTTTAATGAACTCAACACTGATTTGACTTTCTCTGTCATTGAGTTCTTGTAATAAATCAGCTAAATCAACATAGTCTGACTGATTGAAATATTTTGGCAAATCTCCAATGGTATCATTGAGTAAATCAACTGTTGCTGTATGATTATTCGTAAGGTCATTGTTGAATATGAATAGTGGAAGTTCATCAAGTGGTTCTTCTGTTTCTGCTTGTTCAAGTTGTTGTTCAAGCACATAATTCATCGTATATGCCCACTTTTCTCAATAATATCATCTCCACTTTTCTCACTCTTTAACATACCTATCAACATAGAAGTATCTTCAAATCTTGTCATCTTTCACAACCGTGAACACAAAATGCTCTGGAATATCAATGAAACTATCTCAAATGGACATTCAAGTAATATCACAAGCATAGTTCATTACTGGTATCAACTCTGCTCTTGGCTGTCAGTTCTTTGTTCTTGCTCTTACGATTGAGTATCAAATGTAGCTCTGTGTATCAACTGCTTGATTTAACAGTATTTGAAGCTTCATCTTGTCAGAAAGCAGTGTAAATCTTGTGTCAATCTTATCACTGTTGAAATTCACGTTGTATCAATTTCAAATCACATAGTTTGTGTAAGTTCTTGTGATAACTCTTCAAAGATTTATTGGAATATACAAGTATCAATCTTTTATGTAATCATTGGACAAATCAGACTTTATTTTGAATGCCCACTTTCTAAAATCTTTCTCACTGAATTTACTCATCTGATTGCTGTAAATCTGTGCATACTTGTATTTCAATCTCATAAAATCTCTAAATCAAGATAAGTTTTTTTTCATATTGTTGTTGGGAATGTAAATAAACAAGTGTTGTTATAATCTTTTTTGTTCCTTTTGGGGCAAATTCTTTTACAATGGAAATTTTCTCATTTGATAACAGATACTATCAGTCATAACAGCATCATCGTGGTGTCATTCTTGGGCAACTTCTTTCATTTTCTCATCGTAGATAAATGTGTGAAGCTCTCACAACAGTCTTTCATCAACTTGTGATATGAACAGTCTTTTGATTGCTTCTTTGTAGTCTTCCATAAGTATTGGTCTGGTCTTGGAATTTGTGTCCCACCCAATCTGAATAGTGATATGGTCATTCACTGTTCCCACCACATTCGTTTGGAATAGCATTGAATATCGTGGGTATTCTTTGGCTCTTTCATAGAAAGCAAATCAAGTGTTGTTCCTTTCTACTCAAATTCTTCACCAATATCACAAATCAACCAATCTGCTTATCACTTTACAAAGATAGGCTGGCTCACAAAGTCAATAATAACAAGCAAGTAAATCACAAGTTTCCAAATCTCTTACAATGATACAAGAGTAATCACCATTCTCAACACCAGCAGAAGTATCTCATCAATAAACACATTGTCAAGGTCTGCTTTCACCATATATTCTCAATCAAGGTATTTCAATGTCTTCTGTATATTCTGGAACAACCAGTGCTTTCAATTCTCTATTCGTGAATACTGGTGTTCAAGTGTGAATAAAGGCATCATCTGGTGTGCAAGGGTATTCTTGAAAGGCAAATTCTGGATTGATTTGAGCATTATACATATGTAAATACCAATTCTTTTGCTCTTCACTCAAAATTGTTCAATCTACCATAGGTTTGTCCAAAAAGGCAAGTTCTTTGGGTAAAACAACTTTCTCAACTCACTTTTCCAGTGGTAAAGCATACTCATCAGCCAACCACCAACCCAAAAACACACAAGTCCAATCATAATTGTCTCACTTTCACCAATACTTTGTTCGCAACTGTTCATAAGCATTTCCAAATCAGTTTGCTGTGCTTTCAATGATAATATCTCAATCTTTTGGAACAGAAGGCAATGTTCAAGCCAACAATTCATCAGCATTGTTTATGAAAGCAAACTCTGATATGTGTAGTTTTGTTCGTGTTCATCACCTACTGTCTGATATGACAGCAAGTTTTGAATGGTTTTCAGTGAATTCCAAGTCTTTCTTTGTTGAATACTTGGTTGTTGGTTTGTATCGCATTTTTCAGTCTGAAAGTCTTACAGCTTTTGGCAAGTTTTGATAGGCATATTTGACTTTATCAAAGATTTCTTCACGTGTCTTATCAACTTGGGCAAGTATTCCAATATTCTGATTGGCTCTCATAACTGCTGTGTCCAAACCACTGATTACTTCATTCGTTGTTATTCACAACTGTCTTCACTTCAACACAATCAATCTTACTCTTCAATACTTTTCTTTCAGTTCTTTTTTCTTTTTCTCCAAAAACTCTTGTGTTTTATTCCTTTGAAATCAAACACTCTGTCAATCTTTGTTGATTATCTTGTATATTTTCAGTCTTTTGCTTTTCGTGTAAAAATCAGACACCATTTTCAACTTATTTTCTGGAATAAAAGCAGATTTTTCTATATTTTCATATCATCTCATAAATACCATTTATATCTGTTCAGCTTACGCAATATTCTGTGTATCAACTTCTCAAATCAGCTTGGTTTCAAGTTCAACAAGAAACAAATGTCTTCACCACGTAATCTGGTCTTTCAGTCCCATTCGTGTAAATAATATGTGTTGAAACAAAAATCTGACAGTTCAGACACATTATGAACAGTCTTTCTTATTCTTGTGTTTGCCAATGGAACTTCATACTTAACAAGTATTACTCAATCATCAGCATACAGTCTTATGTTTCACTCAACAAATAAGTGTTTCACTGTTTGCATATATTTGGTCATCTGTAAGATTTGTTCATTGTTTGCCATTTGTTTTTTGTTCTTATTGTCCGTAAAAACAGTTGATTTTTTCTAATCATCAAGCAAGTCTTTCTCATCAATAACTTCATCTTTGTTTATGTTTTCATTCTTTGTTATCGTTGTTGGTTCTCAAAGCTCTACTTTGATACTCTTGATTATCTTGTCCAAATCTGAAACATTTATCTTCAATGTTCCTTTCTTGTCTTCAATATACTTTTTCAAGTGTTTTCAATACAATAATATTGCTGACTTTTTCAGACTTTTGAGCTGGTCAATAGGTATTTCCAATTCCTTTGCCCTTTTCTCTTGTTCTCTTTCAAGTGCTTTGGTCACAACTCATTCTTTCCAAATCTTTTTGTCTTCTGACCAACCAGCTGTCTTTTTTCTCACCCAAGTGCTGTATGTATTGTAGTTGTCTTCAAAAAAGGCTTTTACTTCATCGTATTCTGATTGGTAAAATTCAAGTTTCAAAGCACTGAAATCAAACTTTTTTGTCCTATTCACTCATTTTTCCATTTTTTATGAAATTATTACTTAAAATCTGTGTATCAACCATTGGTTAGATACTCTTTCAATTCATCTAATTGTTCGTATGGAACAAAGACTTTGAGAACAACATTTCAAGTCTGTCATCAACTTCATTCTCCAACTTCATAATCTCAAATATCAAATTCTTCTGTTTCTAACATTGGAAACAAATCATACTTTCCAATTTCCAAATCTCCAATGTTGAAATCTGGAAGTTCATCAATCTCAATTTTCAAGTTCTCAATATTCCAATCACTCTCATTTAATTTGTTGTCCAATATGCGATATTTCTTGACTTGCTCTGGGGTTAAAGTGTTTGCTACTATCACTGGCACTTTTTCAAGTCAAAGTCTTTTTGCTGCTTCATATCTTCAATGTCCCACGATAATTACTCAATTTTTATCTGTTACGATTGGTTGCTGAAATCAAAATTCTTTGATTGAGTTCTCAATCCTGTCCAATTGCTCATCTGTATGAATTTTGTTATTTCTTTCATACGGTGTTATGGAATTAATGTCCATTTCTTGAATTTTCATTTTGCTGTGTTATTAACAAATAAAAGTTATAATCTCAAATTACAACAGTCATCTGGGTTGTAATTGAAGTTTTTACACCAATAGTCATAGTGTTCTTTCACATCTTCACACACAGTCATCTGTGGTTTATGTATTTTACTCAACAATTCCTTTTTCTTTTCCAAAGGTAAATGTTTATATCATCATTCGTTGAGTGTCCAATCTGTGTAGTCAATGGGAAACCACTTCTCTATTCGTGAATTAACTCTCAAAAACTCCACACATATCTTGTCGCATTTGATTGAATTTATCTTCTCAACATCAACATACTGTGGAATGTATGGAGAAAGTCTGATTGAAACATCAAATCACAATGCCCACAACTTTTCCACAGCTTCAATTCTTTTGCTGGGTGGAACAGCACTTTCATATGTAAGTGAAAGTTCATCATTCGTTGTGGTGATTGTAATCTGAATATGTGCCAAATCTTTGTCCAACACACTGATATATTCATCATCAGCCACAAGATTTGATTTTGTCACAATTAAATAAGGCTTTCTCACTGCTTTGAATGCTTTTAGTGCGTTATATGTGATTTTGTGTGTCCTTTCTACTGGTTGGAAACAGTCTGTCATTCATCAAAGTCTGGTTGGAACAGTCTTTGAACATTCTGTTGCGATTATCTTGTAAATCTGCTTCAAATTGCTTGGTCTTGGGTTGTCTGGGTGCCAAAGATTTCTGAATTGAAGCAGACTTTTGGCATAGCAATACTTACAGTCGTGCTGACAACCTTGTCCATACATATCAAGTCTTGTTGGGTAATGACATTTATCTCATTCTCATCAACCAACTGTTTGATAAAAGTTTCAAAAGTCTATTCTCATTGCTGTTTTTTAATATAAAACTCAATCAATCTCTACTCAAAGTATTCATTTCTCACACCAAACTTTCATTCTTTGCTTATCAATGAACTTTTCTTTTGTTTGGTATGGTTTGAATGTAGAATTTCTCAAATTTTCAAGTCTTTCACCAAGCTCAACATCAACTTTCTTTGTCAGCTGGATCTGTTCATATTGTCTTCAAAAGTGGTATCAAGCATACCTTTTTCCACTGAAAAGATTTTTGTAAGAACACAATTTTCCTTTGAATATTCACCAAGGCTTTTTTCAGTATCTTGCTGTGATTTCTTCAATAAGTCTGTCTTTCATTGCTTCAAGTTTCTTAATCTCATTGGGTGAAAGGTTGTAATGACCATTTTTCCTATACTCTCATTGTAGCTTTTCAAACCAATCGTAATCACAATAAAGAAGTGATATACACATTGTTTCGTTTGCTCAACTTGACCAATCTTTTTCTGTTTCTCTGGCTGAAATCTCTGTGAAAATCTTTCACTTTCAAGCATAGTTGGAATATTCCACATATTCCACAAATAAATCTGAACTGAATTGTCATATCTCTGGCACTCTTATGATTATCTCTTGAAGTTCTTTTCAAGTCTTGATATGCTTGTATCTTTCGTATCGTTCTTGATTTATGTTTTTGTTGATATACTCCATAAACTTCTTGAACTTGTTGACAACTTTGAATTTCAATCTGGCACTTGTGAAAACAGTGTTCTTGATAAGCAATTCATCTGGCATTTTTCAGTAGTTCTCATACAGATAAATGGCACCAATATCACTGTAAGCATAACAGTTCATAAACAATAATTTAATAATTTCCAAATCTGACAATTTGTTCTTTTCTATGTAGCTGTCCAGAAAAATCACGTGAACAGGTGGGTAAAAGTTTTGATAATCAACAAATTTATCAATTACATACTCACTATTCATCAAAATTGGGTTGATTTCTCTGATATTTCACATTATGCTCTTGGGTTATATCTGTAAATAACATCTCAATTCTCATCAAGTCCGTGTGGCAACAAAACTCACTCAAACAATTTATATGGTGAGTTTGCTCTTTTTGGGTCATTCCAAAGAATGTGTAGCATATCTTTCAGTGTTAAGTCCCAAATCTTTGCTTCTTTTTTACAAGTTCATTTATTAAATCATTGGGCATTTCTCATCATAACATTCCCAAATATGCTGTGCTTCTCAATATCTGACCAATGCACTTCTCACTTTTCTTTTGCTACCATTATGGCATACATATACTGTCCCTTGTGGGTATTCCCAAGCACTCATTCTGTTGGTAATCAACAACAACTGTATCAAAATGTCCTTTCTTTGTGCTTTGGACAACTCACTGCGACTTTTATGTTGTTTTCAGCACACAAATGAGCCAACTCATCCATATATGGTCTGAGAAATTCACGTGAAAGTCTTAAATATCAAATTGTATTGCTGTTCTGTTTGTAGAATTTCACAATATCAAATCAGCAAAGTTTGGACAATTCAGCAAATTTTGCTCTTGTAAGCTCTGTCATTCTTGTATCAAGACACAATGCTTCTGTGGAAAGTGCTTTCACGTGTGCTTTTCAACCAGCTTCAACAATGTCTTTAACAGTCTTATCTGTGATACCAATAATGTATGGTCTCAATCTAATCACAGTCCAAACTCATAAATCAGTGAGTGTTTTCAAAACTTCCATTCTTCTCTGTGGAGTTGGTGTTCTTGCTTCCAATTTCTCTGCTATCTTTGGGTCATAAGTGATTATTGAACTCATATAGGCAAAGTGGTCTGCTCATTTGGCAAACTCATCAAGATATCTGTGGTCACGAAGCACCAAATCAGACTTTGTAGAAAATCTCACTGGGTATTTCAGCTCATTGAACAACTTCAACAGCTTTAATCCAATTTCTCACTCTTCTTCAATTGGACACATTGGGTCAGACATTCATCACCACTGCATAACAAGTCTTTGCTTGATATAGTCTTTGAACTGTCATCAATACTTGTCTGGGTCTTTGAACATTCTTTCAATCTTGTTGAAATCAATGGCTTTAACATTCTTTCTGACATAGTTATCTTTTGTCTTTCAAATTCACCTTTGGAATGTGGCAAAACAATATAAGCAACCAAATCAGCAGTTTGAGTATGTGTCAAATGTCATTGGCATTGAGCAATCAACATACTCACCACTCCATCTTGGTGCTTGGTATTTTTCGTTCAAAAAAGTAAATTCACCCATTCTTGTTTAATTTGTGGAAATAAAATCTTTCACCATTTTTAATCAGTCTTCAACAGTCTTTCAGTCTGTGTTTATGTAAAGTTGTTTGAACTGCTTGTATTTTGCTCACAACTCCATAATTCTTTTTCTGAAATATATTCATTTATTGATTATACCTGGTCAAACTGGTTTTCAACCATTTCTTCAATACAGTCTTTCCATACTCACTTGTGGGCTGACATCAAGAAACACGATATACACATCTCTACCACTCTTTAATCTTGCTCTATCAAGTGCTTGAAACACTGGTTCTGTCACTAACAGCACTCATTCAACTATCATCAGACTTTCTTGTCTTTCACAAGCCAAATCTGTGAATGCTTGTTTTGACTTGCTTATAGCACCAAATCAATCAACTCCACCACAAGCATTGTGATAGTGTCCCATAGCAAATCTGTCTTCACCAACAGTTATTTTGTATCACCTATCATCAATCTGCTCTTGTCAATCACCCTTGTATCAAACAAGACTTCTGGCATAGCTTGATTTTCAGCTACAATGAGTTCCAAGAAAAACAACAATTTTTTTATTGCTCATCTTCTACTTTGTGATTGTCCAAATAAAATTGTGTCACTTCACGTAAAAGTTCCACATTACTTTCCCATTTTCTGTTAGTCTTGTAGAATTCACCCATAAAGTTGTAATCAGCATCGTTAAGATAGAAAGTGATTGGGTGTCTTTCACCTGCTACATTTCCTTGAATTTGAGAAAAATTATATGCTGTTTCTTCACCAGAATTTTGCTGTTCATCTTGGTTTGGTTTTCACAGATTTTGTTCTTCAACTTCACCAGTGGGCAGTTGTTCAGCAATGTCTTCTAATTCAGAATTATCAATTTTCAAATCAAAAGTCTCAAGCTCTTGAACAGAAAATCAGAGTGTTTGTAAATCAATGTTATTATCAAACAAATCTTGAAGCTCACTTGCCAAATTGCTGATATCGTATGGACTTTCGTTGAGTTTATTATCTCTAATTCTCAATGCTTTCTTTTGTTCATCTGTAAGTCATTTGAGAATTACACAATCAGCTTGTTTCTCTCACATATACTTCAAGGCTTCAAATCTTCAATGCCCAATCAGAATTACAAAATTTTCATCTACTACAATAGGTTGTATGAAACCAACATCTTTAATGCTTTCAGCAATCTTTTTTATTTGGTCTTCACTGTGTCTTTTGATATTTTTTTCATAAGGCACGATTTTTGTTAAATCAATTTTCTCTACTTTCATTGGTTATTTCATTAAACATATAAAACAAAAGGCTGTTCCCAACTTGACATTTCGTTTGAGAATGCTCAATATTTAGCAGTATTCTTGTATATTGGCTGTCTCAAATTCAGATATTCAATTATTCAAGTTGGAGTAAGGTCAAAATTATCGTTGATAAGCTCAACAATATCATCTTCTGGAATTGAATTTGTCCCAAAGCAATCAATATAAACTCACACTGGTTCAGCAACTCAAATGGAATAAGCAAGCTGAACTTCACACCTTGTAGCAAGTTGGCTCTTGATAACACATTTTGCTATCAGTCTTGCCATAAGTGCTCAACTTCTATCTACTTTTGTTGGGTCTTTTCCACTGAATGCTCATCATCAGTGTCTTCACCAACCACCGTATGTGTCTGCTATTATCTTTCTACCAGTCAAACCAGTATCTCACGCTGGTCATCAAATCTCAAAACTTCAAGTTGGGTTGATAAATATGTGGCAATCTGGTGACAAATATTCTCAAAGCACTGGTGTTATCACCTTTTCCATTATATCAGCTTTCAAAGTCTTTTGGTCAATTCACTTCTTGTGTTGAGTTGAAACAACAACTGTTGTAATTTCTTGGTAAGATATTTCTCAGTCTTCATCTCTTTCACAATCTACTGTGACTTGGCACTTTCAGTCTGGCAAAATGTAATCAATAACACCATTTTCTCTGACTTCTTCAAGCTTTCTAATCAGCTTGTCTGAAAAATATTTTGATAGTGGCATATAATTATCTGTTTCGTTTGTGGCATATCAAAACATCATTCATTGGTCACCAGCTCATCACACATTTACTCATTGTGCAATGTTTGGAGATTGTGTGTGTATCAGCACTTCAATCTCACAAGTATTTCCATTGAAATACTTTTCATCACTGTCATACCCAATCTCAACAATAGCTTTTCTTGCAATCTGTTCGTAATCAACAACAGCTCTTGTGGTAATTTCACCAGCAATCACCAGCTTGTTTGTTGTTATCAAACATTCACAAGCTACTCTTGACAATTCATCTTGTTTAAGACATTCATCAAGAATGCTATCACTGATAACATCACAGATTTTGTCTGGGTGTCAGTAAGTAACACTTTCACTTGTAAATAACATTATATTTTTGAAAAAAATAAAAACTTATTTGGTATCACCAAACTTTTCTTGTTTCAAAAGATTTAATTTCACTTGATACAATCTGGTCTTGTCTTCTATTTCCCAAGTTGGAATTTTATATGGTGCTTTGTCGTTTATCATCTCATCAACTTTCTCAACACCATACTTTCTCTGCATAAACCTTGTATAAATTATGTAGTTTCCATTCAAAGCCACATTGCACCTATAACACCCAGCATAGCAGTTCTGTTCTGACCACCTATATTTCAATACTCATCTTGGAATAAAGTGCATATTCTGTGCTTTTTTCAATGGAACAACAGCTCAACACAGTGGGCAATGGACATTTCCATTCTTATCACAATCTCTATATCTGATATATTCAGAGAATACTGTGTCAAACTTGTGAATTGCTTTTTGTCTTTCAGATTTCAACATAAATAAAAAGTTTCAGTGAGTAAAAGTTCACTGAAACAGCTGTTATCATTGTAATCTTTCTGTTGCTAAAATCTTTTTATTGAAAAAAAGGACAATTGCAAGTCCTTTTTCTCTGTTTCCAACAATTATTTGTTTGATAGCTCATCTAATATGTCTGACACTTTCAGATATCTCACTGAATATCACCTTTTTGTCTTCTTTTTTGCTGTGGTATTCTCAAACTTTACTGGTATATACTTTTTCCTATTCCTTGATACTGTGTGGTAGTCTATTCACTCTTCACGTGCTATCTCAATTGCTTTGTATGTTGGTAGTTCATTCTTGTCTTTCATTGCTTTTTTTATGTCATAAAAGTAAAATCAATATACTCATTCCAAAGCTCTTGTCAATCTAAAAACACAACATTATTCCCATAGCTCAATCACAGTATTCGTATGTGTCATTATCCACGTGGTGCCAGTAAGTTTCAGCATCTTCACTCTCATCTATGATATATCAATTCGTGAACATATTTGACACATAATAGTTGGGTGTTTCATCACTATCAACTCAAACTTCTGTTCCCAAGTGCCACAAATAATCTGTGTAGAATTGGTGAAGATTTCCATAACTATCTTTTCGTTTGTAGTTTCATTCCCAATCTCTACTGTTCAATTCAGAAACAAGTGCTTCTGCCACAAAATCTCAGCTAATTATTGACATCTTCTTGTGTGTTATCAAATAAAGTTTGCTCTGGTGTTTCTTTAATCAGCTCTTGCTCACCATAAATTCCAACTTCATAATCACCAAATTCAGACTTTTTCTTGTATTTCACAGCAATATATCAATCTGGTCAAATCTTTTCTTTTCAATTCTCAATCTCACTATCACAATGAACAGTGATTTTACACTTTCAACTTTCAGTTAGATACACGTTATACACATATTCAGCATCCATATGCCAATATGGTGTAAATTCCCATTCAAGTCAGTCATCTCACTTTCCCATTTCTTTTCAAACTTTCTGAATACAGTGCAGAACATCATAACTTGAATGATAATCAGCAAATCATTCCACTAATGCTTGTCCAAGTCATCAATCTATGTATCAATCAGAATGATTATACAACTTAAACCCAGTTGTCTTGTTGAATTTTCCATTTAATCACATTTTTTTAATGTGTATTACAGCTCTTGTGCTCATATTTTATGTCTATAATGTAAATAAAAATCAAAATACTGAAACAAAGTCTTTGAAATGAACTCTTGTCCATTTTCAAATCACTGCTCACTCATCTCAAACTTTTGGTTATGGAATGAACAGTGATTTATGTGTGATTTTTTTATCAATAATATTTCTCAAACTCATATTCTGAATAAATTTCCAGATAGTAGTCCAAAAACTCTTGAAATCACATTTTCCAACGATAATCTCATTTCAAATAAGTTTTCCACAGCTCAACAAACTTTTCTCTGCTTATGAATTGATATTCTTTCTTGATTTCCCACAAGGTTTCACACAACCTTTCAACTTCTTTTGTCCACATATCAACAACAGTTATGAAATAAATGTTTAATCTATTGTTTGAAAGTAGTATTTTCACTCTTCTGTATCATAATTGAATTTTGAACAGTTGAAATCGTGCATTTTTTCCCAAATTGTCCCAAAGGTATTGTTATTATTCAAATCATCTGACAATTCTGGGTGTTCTCTATACAGCCAACCTTTCCAATTGATAAACATTTCCAACTCTGTTATGTATTTATACTTTTTCAAGAATGCTTTTTTGTCTTGTTTCCACAAGTCTTTAAGCTCTTGGAACATTTCTTTTATGTTCTCACCATTGAGCTTGTAGAATAAATCTTCATTCTCTGGCATATAACCAGTCATACCACACATACCATAAAGGTAGTTCCTTTCAGCAAGGTAATTTCTCAAATTTTTCATTGTCTATAATGGGTAATTGAAATAAAAACTAAGCATTTATGAACATCAGTTCATAGTCTGGTTCTGGGTAATGTGTTCTGAAATAGTCTTTCAGTGCTTCACCCTTTCACCAATCTTGTCATCATCACTGAATGCACACATTCAAATACTTGTCTGTTCTGAACTTTCTCATACATTCAGTAGTGCCACCAAAATCAACAAATTCTGGGTAGTTGCTTCACCATTGAAGCCAAGCAAGTTTCACATCGTAATGGTAGATTTTGTGAAACTTTCATTGTGTAGTAGCAACCAATTTGATTGCTACCAACACTCTTTTACATTTTGTAATTGCCATTTCTTTTGTCTATAATGTATATAAAATTTTAATACCAAGCTAAATCTTTGATTTTATCAATTCTTTCACGCATATATTGAATTTTTGCTGTGTAATACACAATATCTTCAATAAGAAGTTTTATGTCATTCTCATCAAATTCTTTGTAATTTCTTTCAACCACTTGTTCGTGTGTGTATCAATCTCTCAAATCTTTTCTAATTGCTTGTAGTTTTGTGTTATAGTCCCTTGTTTGTTTTAATTCTTGTGCTGTCTTTCTCATTTTATTGTGGAATTAACAAACTAAAAATCATCATCTTCATCTTCACCGTATCTGTCCCAAGTAGTTTCACCGTGCTTGAAGTATCATTGTTCTGTGTAAATACTTCAAACTTTTGGAGTGTCCTTGTAATCATCAATCACTTCAAGTGCTTTGATAATGATACATTTCAACACATTTTCGTAGTCTTCATCTGTGACAGAATACATATCAACACACTTTGGAATAGCAAAGCAGTTGTTGTTAATCCAATTGGCATAGCTGGACATATCATTCCAACCCATTTCACCAATATACCTGTCTCAATCATTCCAAAACTTGTATCAAAGTTTTGAGATAGCAATACATAGCTGTTGAGCTTTGGTGTTTCATTCACCTTGCTCAATGAAATAGTCTTTTGCTTCACAATAAGTGTCAAAGACTTTCTCCAACTTATCAAGACTTACATCTTCCAAGTTGATTGACATTTTAATGTCAGTGTAGTTTTTTGTGTCCATAATGTTGTTTCGTAAAGAAATAAATGTTTTTCGTGTGGTGAGTCCAATACACTCACAAACACGCTATTATTATAGTCCATTTTTATAAAAAATCAACTGATTTTACGGAAAAAAAGTGAAAAACAACCCTTTTTCATCAGTTTGACTTGCTTCTAACACAGCAAAAAAAATCGCAACTTTTTTTCAAAAAAAGTGCCTTCACAAGCACTTTCTCTTGTCCATAACATATCATACTTGATTTACTTGTTCTGAACATATTTTCTGAATTACTGTGTTAAAAGTTGGAGAATGGGTGGGTTGAACACCAAAGCAGTTGATACTTCCACTGTTTTTTATCATCTTTGTTGCGAATAAAGATAATGAGTGTTTTTATTTCTTTACTATTTACACATTCTCAACTGAGCATTCTCCATATTGTTGGGTAGCTTTCACCACCCAACTGTTGTCTTATTTGTGCTTTTTGCTGTTTTCGTTTATACAGCTTTTACACCACCAATGGTATCAGTCTGGACTTCTTGTGGCTTTCCAATATTCACTCAATGGCTTTCTTTTTCAGCATTTTGAACAGACTTTTCAACCATTCAATCAAATAAAGCAAGTATTACAAACATCTTTCTTTTTCTTGAATTGGTCTTTGGTTTTCCATTGTCAACAAACTCCACATAATTCCAAGCCAAATGCCTTTTCTAATGGAGTTGATTTTATTCACAAGTCTTGTTTAGTTCAAGCATTTTCCTTGTTTTTGAATAATTGTTGTGGTTTCACATCTTTTTTCGTGTGAACACAATCAACTCACATTCTTTTGAGCTTTTCAACAGCATTTTTCAAGTCTTTTTCAAGTGCAATAAGCTCTTTGTTCTTTTCAATTGTTGAAGTCAATTTTCTCTGTAAGCTCTTGATTGTCTTTTGTGCTTCAACAAGCTCTTGTCCAAGTGCATTGTATTTTTCTGCCCATACTTCACACCTACCATTGAGTGTAAGTATTGTTTCTTTTTGTGCTTCAAATTTCTTTTCAAGCACGTTGTAGCTTTTGACATTCAATTTCAATTCTGTCAAAGCAGTTTGGAGCAAATTCTGTTGCTCTTCAAATTTTTTTCTTCTAATCCACATCGCAATGTAATAAATGAAAATAAAATTAGATATGATATATACTATATCACAAGTCATATACGACATTTCCCAAAAACAAAGTTGGTATTTCAATTCTTTCTCCATTCTCACCAATCAAATTGACATCTACTTTTCTTTTTTCACCAAACTCTGTGGAATATTCAATGTATTCAAATTTTGCTTTCTTTTTGTTTTTGGTTCTGTTCCCAAACTCATCATAATAAATATGAACCACTTCTTTCATAGTGTTGGTATTAACAAATAAATTATCTTCTTATCTTGAATTCACTTGGGTTGATTGGTCAATAAATGTTGCTTAAACAAGCAACCATGTTCTTTTCCCAATGGTCTTCACTGGTTGCATATCTTTTCCCATTATCATTCTGTTCTTTACAGCTACCAGCATTTGAAAGACACCCAAGTGTCTGTTTATTTCACAAGTATTTGTTCGTGAGTGTTTTCGCAATTCATTCAAGTCCTGTTTCCATTAAAGCAAAGACTGGTCTATCACCACGGTCATTGCTTCCAACACTTCAAATGTTTTTTCATCAAGCTCAATTGTGTCATCAACTGGTTTCTGCCACAGTGATACACAATACCACTCATTCTCTTATTCAATAATGATTTTCCACTTGCCAAATCTGGCTTGCAGACAATCAATATGCTTCTGCCATTTCCTTAAATCTGGTATGACTATCAGTTCAAGCAACTTCTGGCATTATCTGGTGGTCTCAACTCACAGCTCACGGTGTTCGTTCTTGCTGTGTTTCAACCAAATCACTTTCCAAGACTTGTTGTCATTCTCAATCTGTCATCTTTTCAAAATAAAAGTCTGACAACTGTTCAATCTCTGCTTCCAAGTTCTTAATTTGCTCATCATACTCTGAACATAACACAGCTTTTCCCATAAAATTTTCCACACTTTCTTTATACGATAGTGAATTATAGCAACTTTCTTTCTGCTTCATCACTTCGTTCAATTCATAATGGAGTGTTGATATTTTTCTGCTGTCTTCATCAGCTTTCGTATTGTTTGTTATAAGCAATACTCATACTCAAATCACAATAAATGCGATTAGAATGTAGATAAATTCTTGTTTTATTAGTTGTTTCATTTGTTTTGTTTAGAATGTAAAGATACAAGATAATTGATTTGTTGGCACAGTGTTCTGTTGGTTTCCTTGTAGTTCTCAATCACAACTTTGCTTCATTCCAGCTGTTGTGTTAAGCTCTCAATCTTTTTCTCTTGTTCAGAACAGATTTTTTCAAGCCTATTGCATTTAGCAATCAACATTTTTTCACTGTCAGAAATGTGTTTCATTTGTGTTTTAGATTATGAAATAAATTACATAGCTGAAATTCACCCAAAATCTTTGTCCAAGTCCAACTTCTTTTTCACAAGGTTGATATATTCCACAACACTATCAGACTTTGACTTCAATAAGTTTGCTGTGTTTGATAACACAATTAAGTCCAAGTCTTTCTGGAAAAATTCTTGATTTATTACAGCATCAGCTGTTTTGTCTGTGTGAATTTTCTTTCAAAGCTCATCAACTTCTGTTTTCAACTCAATCATTTTCAATCACTTGTCCCTATCATTCACAAGTTTTGTTTCTAAATATTCACTTCTCATCTCAATCTGCATTGCTAACAGCTTTTCTTTCAAGTCAAGCCATTCATACAAATCTTCAAGTGTTAAAAGTTCCAATCACTTCTGTTTTAATGTTTCGTGTTTTTCAAGAAGTGTGTTAAAATCATAAGTTTTCATTGTCTATAATGATAATACAAATAAAAAGTCCCACCAACCCACCAACTTTCACATATTTTTATGAATTTTTATACAATTCTGCCCAAACATCTGCGATTTTTCACTTCATTTCGTTTGAAATTCTGTATTTTGTCAGTATTTGTGTAATAAGTTTGTCTGAATGGTCATACTTATTCACAAATTCAACATCGTTTTTGAGTGCTTCAAGCTGTTCCTTGTTAAATCGTGGCTTTTCTTCACTCTGTTCAGCTTTGCTTTCTTTTTTCTCTTGTTTCTCATTCACCTTTGATTGCTGACAGTCCAAATCTAAATTGTTGTCCACAATTCAGAACAGACTTTGCTTCAAATATCTTTCGGTATAAGTCAAGCAACCACCAATTTGTTGTGCCATATTGGTTCATTTAATTTCTGGAATACAAGTTGCTCATTCAATTTCTATGCTCTCACCACTTTCTTTATCAACAACTTTCAATATTCCATATTCTCAATACTCATTTCTTTTGAGTGAGAATAATGTCACTAAACCATTGTCATCACAAGCCTTTTGAACAAGTATTGCCACTTGTTCTGGTGTGAAGTAGTTATATCAATATCACTTTCACAACTTTTCCATTTTAGTCTGTGAAATTTGTTGTTTGGCTGTTGCCAATTTTGAATATATTGTTGTCATCAGTATATTATGCTATAAATATAAAATCATCTCTTTTAATTTCAGTCTTTTCTCACTTTGAGTTGGTATGATAATACTTATCGTTGTCTTTATAAATCATACACACAAGACCTTTGTAAATAACAAGTAATTGTTTCATTTTTGTTTTTTGTTAATGAGATAAATCAATACTTTCCACAATTTCGTTCAGCATTCTTTCTTTTTCATTCTTGAATGCTTGTCTTTGCTGTTCTTCACGCTCAAAGTCTTTTCTGACTTCAATCTTTTGTTGTGGTGTCAGCAAGTAAATGAACTCTGAAAAGTTCTTCAATCACATAGCTTTCAGGTAAGCTACAAACCTTTTTTGTTTGTCCATTTGTCCATAATGGGTAAAGAAATAAAATTATATGGAAGTCAATCTGTTTAAGATTGATTTCACAACATTTGGTGTGGTAGTAAATCACTTTTCATCTCTCAATTTGATTTCCTTTTTCAACTTTTCTCTCAAAGCTGTGTCAGTAATGTTCAATATGATATTTTCAATTTCATCAACATTCTTTTTGTATGCTTTCTTGATATTGCTTGTTTTAATCACAACTTCTCAAATATTTATGAATGTCATCGTATTCAACATTTCGTTTATCTGTTGAATTGTGGTATCTACTGGGTAGATTTCTCAATCAAATGTTTCAATATAGCACATTTCCTTGTAGATTTTCATTGCTGTTTCTGTCATCTTTGCTTAAATAGTAGGTAAATATCAGATTTTATTTTGTTGCTTTTGTTGAACACTCTTGTTTCTTGTTTGAGTGTAGATTTCCACATAATTCAAGTAGATAGACTTGGGTCAAGCACATATTCCTTTCCAATACTTTATCATTTCACTGGCAAGCATAATGTTTTTGGCAAATTCAATTCTTGACATCTTGATTTTGGCACAAAACTCTCAATATGCTTTGGCAGTTGCTATGTGTTTTGCATACACCCAATGTTCAGAATTGTCGTATGGTATTCCCATTTCTTCACATTGCTTCATAATTTCATCAATCACTTCTACAATCTCTTTGTGTTTTTCATCATTCATCTTTCTAACTTTCAATGTTTTCGTTGTGGATTTCTTTTCTCAGTCTTCCACAGATCCAAATGTGGAAAGTTGGAGAAACAACAATTTCAATGTAATATCAGTTGTTTCTGGAACAGTGTTATCACACAACCACTGTTTTACTCACATTAAATATTCTCATTGTAAGTCTTTGGGTAGTTCTTTTGCGACTTTCCAATGTTGTTCTCCAATTTCGCACATTGTCTATACACATACAAGATATAAAACCACTTGGCTGTCAGCTGTTTCATCTATCAGCAACAGAAAGATAAACAAAAAAAGCCAAAGTGTTCTAATCACTTTGACTTCAATTATGTCTGTTATGAATTTGCTTTTCTCTGGGAGTGGTGGGGTTTGAACCCACGACCTTTTTGGTTAGACACCCATTGATTTATCAATTCGCAACAACACTTTTTCAATCAAAGTGACATTGTTTCCAATCAGACACACACTGATTTTTAACAACACATTAAGTATAATTTTTTTTTCTAAAAAATCAAATTTTTTGTGTGATTTTTTTTCGTGAGTTCATAACAAGCCAAACTTTGAATTTTTCTCACCAAAATTTTTCTTTTTTTGATTTTGAAAAAACTTTTTTTATGGAAAATGAGAATTATATGTTATCATCACATAAAACTCTTGCTGATTTTTTTCAAAATAAAATATTGTTTGTTCGTTCCACAACAAACTCTGTCCAAATTTTTTCTTTTTTCTTTTTTTTATTTTCTTTTTTCTTTTATCTGTAATAAACAAATATATTATATATATATTATATATAAATAAGTAATTTTTATCAGTAGTTTTGTCAGTTGTCTTGCTGAAAAACTCTTCATACCATATAAAATCAACTTTTATTCTGATTTATCAGTTGAATTTGAAAAGTTTTTCAGGAATGTAACACAGATTTCTTTGAATTTCAAAATCACAGTTCAAAAGCCAAATCAACTTTTTTTCCAAATAATCAGTTCATATTGTATAACTTTCCAATTACAAACTGTTATTTATTGTTTTTTACACTTTTTTCTTGGAAAAAAAGAAAAACCAACAAAAGAAAAAAAGAGTTTTACAAGGCTTGACCAAAGATTTTACAGCATTTGTCTTTCAATTGCTTGTCCCTTATGTGTGTATATATCTCTGTCGTTGAAATGTCTGAATGTCCCAAAAATTCTTGAACTTCACGCAAATTCGCACCATTATCTAACATATAAGTTGCACTTGTATGTCTCAAAGTATGTGCTGAAAAGCTCTTTTTTCACAATCAGTAATTGTATTTTGACAAATTATAACACATCGTGCCTTTGGAAATTCTGTTTCCAAAAGTTTTCCATTCGTGAGAAATGAAAGCATAGTTGTCCTTGTTGTGTCTTTTCCCAACTTTTCATATTCGTGGTATTGGTTTTTTCTGTGTTTTCAAGTATTCTTTCAGAACACCTTTACATTTTTTTGTAAAGTAAATTCTTCTTGATTTGTGTCACTTTCACATAATTACACACTCTCAATTCTCAATATCATCGTTTTTTACTTGTAATAATTCAGATAATCTGGCTCAACTACAAAAAGCACAGTAGAAAAACAAAAGACTTCTGTAATAATTTATTTCGTATTTCTCTGTTTCTCTTATGTTTTTCAAGATTTTTTTCAGCTCATCAATCTCAAAAAAGTCCATATGTTCACTGTGTGTTTTTCAGAATTTCACCAAATTGAAGTTCATTCCAACATTATAACAAAGATTACAGTATTCAAGCAACTTTTTTACTGGTATTATCTTGTGATTTACTGTGCTATCACTCAAACACTTGTTCTTTCCATAATATCTGCTTGTTTTTGGAACAGATTTTGATTTTAAGAAAGACTTGTAATTTGAAATGGTAAATAGGTCAATTCACTCAACTGTATCCACAGAATTTTTTTTACAATATGTAATGAACAGCAATAACTCTTTGAAATAATCACGTTTTGTTTCTTCATTCAGTGAGATATTTCAAAAATATGTCATTGCTTCATAAACAAGATTTTTCGTGAGTATCATTTTTTACAACAAAAAAAAACTAAAAGCAAGTCTGAAACAGCCATTTCTTTCTGTTGCTTTCAATATCATATATATTTTTTTGAAAAAGTCAATCTTTCAAAGTTTGACTTGATATGAACAACAATTTCTTTAATATTGAACTGTCCAATTCGCAACGGATAAAGCCAACAAGCAATTTGTTGGTTTTTCTGTTGATTTATTTGTTCGTTTGTATATAAAAAAAGTGCTGTAATTATAACAGCTGTCTATAATGGGAAATGGGTGGTCTCAACAACCACTCTTTTCTTTTACTTTCTCAAATTTGTGAGAACAACATCAAGAATGTTCTTATCACTCTTGTATTTTTCACTCACTTTTATTGTAGCTTTCACACCATTCTGGTTTATATCAATCTTTCTGTTCTGTATCAATCACAAATAACTCATAGGCAACCACTCATATTCTGTAATCAATCTGATTTGTTTTCTGTCACCAACATAGAAGTTCCACCAATCTGTATCTCTACTCACTGATATGCTTGGAATTGCTTTTCAGTCTGGTGTATTTTCTGCTCATTCTTTCACATATTTCTCAAATAATAGGTTGAATTGATTATTGAAAGCTGTGTTCTGAACAATTCAATTCTCTGTTAAAATCACAGAATAAAAGTCATCAATGGTATCTTTCCATTCCCAATCAACAATATTTGCTCAAAGTGTGAATTTTATGTCGTATTCCCAAACTCAATCTAAAATAGTTCAAGTATTCTCTGAAACTTCCAGCTGTTTCGTTGCTTGATTTACTCTTACAATCAAATTGTTGTTGCTTTCCCAACAAAACTTCAAGACATCAAAAAAACTTGTTCAAATATCAAAATCTTTTGTGATATGAGTTGTGCAATCATTCAATCACAAAGTTATTGGCAATGCTTTTATGTTGTTCAAAGCTGTAAAAACTTCACTCACCACATATTTTATTTCAGCATTTACAAATGAAGTCTTCAATCTCAACATTCTATTCTGTAAGTAAGTCAGCCAATTCTCTGCTTCAATCTCAACTTTCAAGCTCTTTACCAACACACTACTGATAAATCAATCAAATAATGTTGTATATTTTCAAAGACTTTCAGCAAAAAACACAGTAATTCTGTATCACTTGTATATTTGGTGTGTTCTCATTCGTTCATCTGTTGAGAAAGACAGTTTCATTGTTCAACCTTTGTTCACTTCATCGTTTATGGAAAGGCTTGTGAATTTGTTAATTGCAATCACATCATTTCACTGTCAGTCTTTAATCAGTATTGTAATCATAGTTTTGCTTGAATAAATAAATTCAGCCAAAGATTATTTTGTTGGTTTCTTTGTTGTATTCTGGTGATAAGAAATTCTTGAAAGCAATTGTTCATTCCCAATCTTGTGTAAGACTTCAATTAAACTTTCAAATCAGCTTTCTTATCGTATCTCTTGTGGTGTATCAAGTCTTGAAATCTTCATAATCAACAACTACATCTATTAACACTGGAAATATGTCAATTCACTTGTCATAACCAAGGTTTGCTCAATCTTGTGGTGACCAATCTCATTCGTTGAAAACTATACAAGGTCAAGCTCATTCTTCAACTTTCAAAAATCAAATTCTTGATACACTTGTGTTATTTAACAAATAGCTCTGTAAGGCTTTTGGTCGGTTTGGGTTTATAGTCATTTGATTAAATCTCTATATAAATTAACAACATTTTGCTTTTCTCTGTTATAAACATTTCTGAACGTGTGCTTTCATTCAATTCATCTGATAGCAATGGCTCTTGAAATGACAAATATTGTTCATCTGTCTTTACTTGAAAGATTTTCGTATTTATCTGATACTCATCAGCTTATCATTCCTTTTCTTGCTGTCCAACCCACCAATGCTTGTGGTGGTGGAAATTTTCAAGGCTTTCTACCATATTCTCTCACAACTCAATACATTAAATTTGTTCAGACTTCCACACGATTTTCACTCACTTGCTCATAAGTTATTGAACCAGCCAACTGTCCTGTGTCATAACTATCAATCTCCAATTGGTCTGTGAGCTTTCAAGCCAAATATTCTCCACAGTATCACAATGCTTTCTCTGATGTCATTTTGACTTTCTGAATGAATTTATCTGCTCATTGAACTACTGTGTATTTCATTGGTTATTCTACAAGTTTGATAAAATATTTATTGTGGTGAACATTCGTTTTGTTCTGTGCATTATATTCTGAATAAACTTTCCATTCTTTGTTGTCCCAAACAATAATATCTTTCACATCAATTGAAACATCTGGTCAAGTGTATAATTTTCTGTATGAAATGCTCACATCATCTGTCTTTGACAGCAATAGCAAATCTCTGTATGAAAGAAAAGTTATTCTACAAGGAACAATCTTTGTGGTTTCATCATAAATTTTCTTTGAAATTCAGTCTTCATACACAGTTATTTCTGCCCTTTTCTTGACTGTAATTTCATTACAAAAGTAATCTTGTATTGCCATTGTGGTTATTGTTTCTAATGTAAATCAACATTCCAAATTCACCAACTTTCGTTGCTACCATATTTCAAGATAATGTTGAGTGTATCAGCATTTACTGGTATTCAAAAGAATGAATATGCTGTTGAGCTTTGGAACTCTTCTTCAATCTCATAATCATCAATTCTTTCTCTGTGTCTTGTTGTTTTCTTCACAGTGCTATCACTACTTTCTTGTAAAGAGTAATAATTATCAATCAAATCAATGGTTGCGATTTTCAAATCATCTGGGTATGTGTAAGTCTTTGTCTTTTCATCATAAAATTGCTCAACTTCAATTTTTGACCAAATCTTTCAGCAAACTTTCTTGACAATAGCTGTGATTTCGTTGTCTGAAAGTGAAATCAATGAGCTGTTTGCACTCATATCTCTGACTTCACTGGGACTTACAATAGTTTGAACATTTATTGCCATTTTTCTTATAATAAATCATAAAAGCTAATTCTTGTTTTCATCTCTTGTGTGCTTGTTCCAGTGTTCGTTGTGAAGTAGTTTTCACCAAATCTCAATAAAAACCAATCACTTCACAATCTAACAAGACTTGTAATATCAGTCGTTGTTTCGTTTGTGGAATTGAAATAAAGCACTCTTCTATTATCACAATCTATTGTGATTTTATCACCAACTTGTATTCAAATGCTGTTCACATTGTCCAAATACATAATTTCTTGTTCTGTATTGTTGTATCTGTGAATAATCTGAATATTGTTGTTTGGAAAGGTGTTTCACGTGAATTCCATTTCCATTGAACAAGGTGCTTGGTAAATTCACTGATAATCAAGCAAACTTCCACTGTCATAATACTGCCAATAAAATCACAATTTCGTTGGTAGTTTTACTCATCACCTTGAATTGTATATTGATTGTGATACTTCATTCACTGAATGAAAATATGGATTATCTGTTATCAACTCAACACTTATTGTTCATCGTTTCTCATTCCCAAAGTCTGACAGCTGAACTCATTTTGAAGTCTGACATTGTGCTGTCCAACCCACCAAATTCCTATCAAGAAATGTCAAAGTTTTCCAAAGATACTTGTTAAATGGTGTTGGGTTTTGCTCTGGTGCAAAAGCTCTTTGGACTTTCTTCAACCAATTCCACCTATCTTCTTCATTATCAGCAAGAATATCAAACAAAAGTGTGATATGTCTGTTTTTTAACATTGTTGGGTTCACATATTCTCAATGTCTCATTGAATATTTCTCTGTTGAACTCTGTGTAGGTGCTTCAACAAATCAAAATTCTTTCAAGCATAAGTATCATCAAGCAATCTTCAAATCTGGAACATTGTAAAAGTCCAATCAATTGTATTTTACACTATTTACCATTATTCTATTATACATTGCGACCACATATTTCTATTAAAAAAATCTGACTATGTTGTTATAATCAGATTTTCTTTATTTGGGGCATTTTAATGTTTGTAAGTCAAGTATTCCCTAAGTCAATCAATCATATCTTCAATAGTAGCAAAGCTTCACACATCTATACCACCAATATTCAAGTTGCTGTTATTCGTTGTTTGGGTTGAGTAATTCTGAACAGCATTTCTTGGCTGGACATAGCTGGATTGTCTTGCTACCACTTGTTCTGGTCAGTTCTCACCAACAGTATAAGCAACTCATTTTGTTATACTTCATCAATAAGCTCTGTATGAACTTGGTATTTCTGCCAACATTGATTTTACGCTTGCCACATAATCTGCTGTTGCTTTCAGCTTTTTATCAAGCTCTTTCTTGTAGTTCTGTGTATCTTGGTCATACATAGTTTTACAATCTGTGTTGAAATCAATCAAAGTATCAAGTTGGTCTGTCAAATTCTGTTTATATTCAGCCAATTCATTTCTCATTTCTTCATACTTGTTAGCTTGTGATATTGCATACTCTTGATTTTTCGTGTCTTGTATTTCTTGCCGTGCTTCCAAATCTTTGTTGTAGTATTCCACACTCTTGAAATCTCAATTCTCATCTTTGTTGATACGATATGGGTTTTTACCAGCTTCACTCTCTGCTTCTGCTGTTAGCATTGCCCTTTTCTCAATCAATGAATTTCTTTCTTCTTCATATTTGTTGATAATCTTCATTGTTTCTGTTTCCTTGCTTTTCTCAACTGCTTGTTTTTTCTGTTCATCTGTGAGTTTATCATTGAGTGTTTTAAGCTCTTCCATTAAATCAAAGTATTTCAGTATCTCATCTTTACTTTCATCACCAAACATATCTTTTGTCCAGCTCTCAACTTCACTCTTGCTGTATCTCTCATATATTCGTTTGAAATTACTGGTATCAAAGTCCATATCTTCAAGTTCTTTCTTTACTTCTGCATACCTACCAGCTAAATCTCAAATCAAATCACTGTCCAAACTTTTCAATTCTCTATTCACACTCTGGATACTTTCTTTGGCTGATTTTGCCATTTCTTCCCACTTCTCACCAACCTTTTTGATTTTCTCTCAATATTCAACCACCTTATCAGCTGCTTCATTTGTGGTTTTTTTCAATTCATCTTTTGTCTTTTCAGCATTTTTTATGATTTGCTCTGTGGTTTTTCAATCAAGCTCAATTATCTTTTTTTCGTAGTCTTCATTTATCTTCAAAATTCTACTTGCCAACTGGTCTTTGTCTTTAATTGTTTCTTGAGCAAATTTTATATCTTCATCTCTTTGCTGTTCAAGTTGTTTCTTTTGAATTTCAATCTGTTCTTTTGCCAACTCTTCTGCTGTTTTCTTTTTGCTTCAAGCAGATTTCTTGTTATCACTGACCATATCAGCATTCGTTTTAGCATTGATAGATTTTAGTGTTCATTGTGTGTTTTTGAAGTTGTTTTTTATATCAGCAAAATTCTGCTTTATTGAACTTCACCAATCAGACCAATCACCTATTATGTCTTCAATAGTATCTTGGTTGTTTTGTGTCATTGCTTCATTTGCCAATTTTGTTTCTTTGAACAGGTCTTTGAACACGGTTTGATATTCACCAGTGTCCATTTTATCAATATGACCAATATTTACTCACGGTATTTTATTTGCCCAATCAACCATTGTGTTCAAAGCACTAATTGCTCAATTCACTCACTTTTTTACTCCAACCATAATGTTGTTTCCAAAAGCTGCAAACACGTCTTTTGTGTTATGAATAAGTTGAGAAAATATACTTGAAATATCTTTTGCCATAGCTTGAACACCTATCACAACATTACCAATGAAGTTTCCAGCAACCTTTCCAACTGTCTGAATTGCTTTAATCAAAGCACTTATTCAAGTCAAGATAGCTGCCAAAGCATAAGCAATCATCTGTGAAGCTGATACTCAACTTCAACCCATTTCATCAAAATCATCTGTGGCTTGTGTAAGTTCTCACATCATATCTTGTAAGAATGGTATCACAGACAAACCAATCTGTTCTCATATCTGTCCCAATGTGTCTTTGAAGTTGCTCATCTGTCAAGCAAGTGTTTTGCTCTGTGTTTCCATCATATTTGCGAACTTTCATCACTCACTTGTCATTGTCTGGAATGCTTGTTTTACATCGTTTGCACCAATCTTTCCAGCTGAAACCATATTTTGAATTTCTGCTTCTGATTTGTTCAAATTCTTGGCAAGTTCAGACAAAAGTGGAACTCACATTTTCTGAAAGTCTTTAAGCTCTGTTCAAGTCAGCTTTGTCTGTGTCTGAACTTGACCATAGTTCATAGCAAGTCTGTCCATATCAACTCAAAGTCCAGCTGCCACATCTCAAAGAGATTTTAATGTTGGTATTACTTCTGTGGTATCAACTCACATAGCCAATAACTGTTGAGCACTTTCTCTTATTCACTGTAATTCAAATGGTGTGTTCTTTGCGAAGTCTGATAATTGAGACAACATTATTTGTGCTTGTTCTGCATCACCCAACATCGTTGTGAAACTATTTTGAGCTTGTTGTGCATCACTTCATAAATCAATGATTTTCTTTCAAATTGTAGCAAAAACTGTGAGAATTCACAATGCTTTTATCTTTGACCACGCTTTCTCCAATCATCAAGTCTTTTCTGTTGCTTTATCTGTTTCTTCACCCACACCCTTTACTCATTTCTTTGTTTCTTCAATATCTTTGTTGATTTTCTTTATCTGTCACTCTGTTTGAGTTATTTTCCCTTGTTGTTCTTTCATTGAACTCAATGCTGTTTCTTTCAACTCTTCTGTTAAATTCACTTGTCTTTCATATTCAGCACTTTCCATTCACAAGGCTTGGGCATTTGATGATGTCAAACTCTTTAATTCATTTGAAAATTGTAGGTATTCTTGGGTTGCTAAATCAAGATTTTGTTTGTATTGTGTCACGTCCAACTCCAATTGTGCTACCAACTGTTCATTCAAGCTCTGACTTGCTTCTTGTCCAATCTGACCAGCTTTATTTGGCAACTGTTCCAAGTCTGATGTGTCTGCTTCCACTGGTATGCTGATTTTGAAATCTTCACCTGCCATATTTATTGTTTATATTGTAAAAAACTGACTACTATAATGTAATCAGTTTTGTTCTTTTTGGGGCAATTGTTTAATGGTATCTGAATGACCGTGCTATCAACTCATAATTGTCTGGGTCATTCATCAGAAGTCCCATAAGTTTCAATCATTTTGGGTGTTCTTTGAGTTTTTCAATATCATCAGCAAGCTGATTGTGTCAATTCTTTCTCAAATCTTTTAATATGTGGTCAAGTTTCACAACATTCTGATATCTGAAAACAGCAATGAATTTTGGCTCAAATTCTTTGTATCATTTCAGTCAATTTGCTGTAAATCTGAAACCAACCACTTCTTTTCAACCCATTTCATACAGTCTGAACAGTCAAGACTTTTTCTTAATTTCAAATCTTTCTTTTTTCATTTGTCTATAATGTGGAAATAAAAACTACTCCATATCTTTCAACACAAAGTCATACTCATTTATCAAAGCCATTAAGTTGTCATCAGTCAATTTATCACATTCTTTCAGACAACTTTCAATAACTTTCCAAGCTGAAAATGAATTCAGCTTTCAGATTGTGTCTTTTGTGTTGAGAAGTTCTGAATGCTCTTGTTTATACCATTGTTCTAAAAACTTCAACCTTGTTATCATCTCACTTCTTGTCTTTGGTGTGAGAAATTCTTTTGTGATTTTGATTGTTTTCATTGTCTATAATTTGTTATCTATTTAAATAATTTTCTTCAAGCTCTTGTCTTCATTGTGGTGTAATCTCAACATATCAGTCATACCTAATTCTGATAAATTGTTTTTCTCACAAGTCTGCCAGCTTTCTCAACACTTCAATTCTTTCAATTTGAGTGTCGTTTGCTTCTAACAACTCTGCAATGCTGATTATTCAGTCATTCAGTGTGTCTAACAACCAATAGTGTAAGTTTTCCATTTGTCTATAATGGGTAAAGAAATAAATGTGTTGCGATTGTATCAATTTCAATCACGCATTTATTATAATCCATTTTGGTCAAAAATCAACCTTTTTTCCGTAAAAAAAGTGAAATTGAACCCTTTTTCACCCATATTTTGTAATTGCAACACAATAAAAAAAATCGTAGTTTTCTACGATTTCAAAGTCTTTATGTAATCATTGGTTATTTTGATTTCATCTTGTAGCTTGGTTATCAGATTTTTCACAATCTCAACCTTGTTTTCAGCATAGTTGATTTCATCTTCAAAGTTTTTTTGAATTATTCCATTTCTCAACACAACATTATACCAACTTGTTTTGTATTTATGTGTTCTGATTGCATTTTCTCCAAGTCAATCTCAACTATTCTTACCAGATCCATTTTGTTCAAGGACAACCACATATCAACCCACAACTCAATCTACTATTGCGATATGTCAGTATTCTCATTGTGTTCTTACTATTATATCTCATTGTATCAGATTTTTCGTTGTTAGTTTCTGCCAATCTTTGAAAAAGGCTGAATTTGGAACATTCTTTGCATTTCACAAACTACCAATTTTTCCAAGTCATAAACACTCATCAAGATACAATTTCACCAAATCTACACACTGATATCAATAAGTGTTGTCGTAATTGGTTCTTTTCCCAATTCGTTTCTCTTTGAATTGTTTATATTGTCTATTTGCCATAGTTTTTTCAGTCAAATGGATAAATGAAACTCACACTTCTTCTGATAGCACCACACCTTACCATATCAAAGAAAGCATTTTCAGTATAGTAAAATGTGTTATACTTACTGTTATCTCACCAACTTCAAAGCTCTTGGAACAATCACTTGTCTTTATTCCAATAAATATTGATAGCGTGTCTTCAATCTTCCAGATTATTTCAGTGATATTGGTTGATTATTCAATCATCATCAACATCGTTGTATAATTCTCTGTTGCTTATTCTTGAAGCCACAAAAGGTTGTTCAATATCTTTCAAGTGTTCATACATATCTCTGTTAAACAAGTTTATACCAGCAATTCAGCAAACTTTCTTTTTGATATAGCTCATATATCGTGCCAGAACCACACCAGCAATTTCTGACTGTCATCATTTCTCTGTATTTATTCAGATTTTTTCCATAAGGTCTTTTATTGTTGAAAGCTCTTTGTCTGTTATCTTATACCCAAGAGAAAAATACAGATTGTTAAAATAAGCATACAACCAACAGTTTGAAGCATTCTGTTTGAATTGAGAGTGCTTATCATTGGTGTTCTTCCAAAATCTGTGGTCGTGTCAGTCAATATAGTATTTTTTATAAATGTCCAACAGAAGTTTCTGTTTTTCTGTGAGATTTCGTTCTATATTTTTCATTGCTGTAATATGTTAAGTATAAACACAAGTTCTTGTTTCTTTTGATACAATTTACCCAATCATTCTTGGGTTATTTCTCCACTACCATTTTCTGCTTCGTGGATTAGTTTTTTGATTTTCTCAATCCTTTCTTTTAGCTCATCAATCTTTTTTTGTTGAGTTTTCCCTATTCGTACCATTCGCAAAAGTTGTTATTTTGTTAAAGATTTTTTCAGCTGGACAACTTTCCAGCTCACTATTTTATAGCATCAGTTTTGTATCGTTCATATGGGTCATTTGGCTTTAATGTTTTTGTGAGTGTTTCAATCAGCCATTCTCTCACATCATCTCTCAATGCCTTTTCAGAAAGTTCCACAGTTGTTAGTAGTTGCTCTGCTATCAGCTTATTCTGGAATAATGTATGCAATGCTCTATGCTGTGTTTCTCTCAAATATTCCAGATTTACACTTTCACTGCTTCAACTTCTGCTTCTTGGCAATATGTGGTGAAGTGAGTATCTTACTCACTCTTTGTCTTTCATATGTGTTTCTTTCTGTAATATAAAATTCGTTTTTTCATCTTTGCTTTTTTTAACAACTGAATTATATACTCCATACTTTCAAAGAGTGTAAAAACAAACATATTAACAGTATTATTGCGATGAAGAACAATATTTTTTTCATTTGTATCACAATGAATTAAAGTCTTGCTGTGTCATCTCTCAAACTTTACAACCACTTTCAAACACTTCTATCAGTCAAGTTTGTGTATCTTTGATAAATCTTGTTTGGAATGGGTTTTTTGTTTCTTTTTTCATTATTTGTTTGTATCTTTCTGTGTTGTATGGGCTTAATGTTCAAAAGTCTGTTCTCATTCATCTTCTCAATCAACTAAACTGTCTGTTTTCTTGTAGGTAATTCCTTTCTGACCAAAGTAGAATGAAACCACCATTACAACAACATTTGTGAATAAATCAGATATATCTCAACCTTGTATCACTCTATACACTTCTATACCAATCAAACTCACAACCAACAACAATAAAACCAGCTTGGTTATGCTTAATTTCTCCCAAAATGTTTTCATTTTTGTGTTTATTACAGAATAAAACTACCAACCATATTTTTCTATTGCTTTGCTTTTGGAATTTTCCAATCTATCATACTTTTCTTCAATCTCATCGTATTTATCTTGGTGTTGAGTTTGTCCTTTTCGTTTGTTTCTTTTCTTTGCTTTTTTCTTTATTCTTTCATATCAGACAGACACTGTTCAATTTCACAAATTCTGTTCCCTTACTCTTTTATATCACATTGCTGACATCATATTCTCAAACACTTCCAACTGTTCCTTTCAACTCAAATTATGAACAAACATTTCTTGACAATAAAATGTAAATTAGTATTGCTGAATGCTCAAACTTCAATTCTGTTCTGAACTTCAAGTTATCGTTGTGGCTATTGATATTGAATTGTTCGTGAAGTCTGCTGTTATCACAACTCTTGAATGGCTACTTGCTGTTCCATACAATTCTATGTATCATACTGGGTTGTTTCTTGATAATATGATAAAAACTCACTGTCCAAAATGTGAATATCAAGCATATCAATTGACATATCAGTTGATAACAATCATCGTTGTTCAGCTCTGTATTGATACTGTTGAAGTTCAGCTTGAACTTGGCATTGTCCAAGTGCTTGTGGATTTTGGAACACCAGTGAGAAATGCTCAAATTCATCAAGTATTTCCACTACTTCAACTTCAATTCTTTGTTGTGTTTAAGACAAACATTCCCATTGCTATAAAATTATTTGTTAAAAATTAGCTTTTTGTGATACCAGATAAGTTTCAATCTTGGTTATATGTGATAGTCCAAGTATTCGTTCAATCGTTTATTGTGTGAATTGCTCAATCTTCATCGTATGTCAAAGTGTAATTCTTTCAATCACCAGTGAAACTTGTGAGCAAATCATCAGAATTATATACCATATTTGATATGCTCTCAAATCATCATTCATCAAGCTGAATATTACCACTTCATAACAGACTTTGACCATTTACAGTTTTGATATTTTCTCAACTCACCAAAGTATCTTGTTTTCAACTCACATCTGGAATATCAGTTGTGTAGGCAAGCTGATGAGAAGTTCCATTGTAATACACAGGGTTTCCACTTCAATCAACTCAATAACTTCACTTCCAACCACTACTATCACTGAAAGCAATATAAACACTTCAACTCTTGCTACTCTTTACTCAAAATGGTGTAGTTTGAGAAGTGTTTGTTGATGTCACAGTTTGTGTTCAAGTATCAGATTTCAGTATTCAATTCTGCTGAATATAATACTCAATTATCTGTTTCAGATAATCTGCTCTTACTGTTCTTGCAGAAGTAGCTGTTCAAGTCTTTCATTCTGCGACTGACATTGCTGAATAGCTGGTATCATTGTTCAAATGTAATGCTCATCAACTTTGGTGTGTTGTTTTATAAACATACAAATCATTCCTTGCTTTTGTGAAGTATGAGCTTCAAGCCATAATAGTGTTTGAAGCATTCATTACTGGTTTCCAATCTCAATTCGTTCAAATTCTTATTCTCACATTTCTATTGGCAGAAGCAACAACCAAAGAAGTATTTATCACAAAAACATATGTTGCTCACTCAATTCGTGATATACCACTACTTTCGTTTATTGTTATGTTTGTGTAGTAATATGAAGTATTGTATGGAGCAACTCATTTGGCACTGTTATCTTTCTCAACAGTGACATCATTCTCTGTGATTATGAAGATATTTCACAAGAGATATTTTGTTCAGTTCTTGTAAATCTTTCATATTGCTGGCATTTGCTTTGTTTATTATTCATAAATTGCGTGAATTATTCAATCAGTTCAAGGATTTGGTAAATTTCAGTATTCAGTTTGTGTAATTATATCAACAGTACTCTTGCTGTCTGCTATTTGTTTCACATCATAAACTTGCTTTTCACTTGCTGGTTTCGTTCAATCAGAAGTAGGTGCAGAAGTCTTATTTGGAATTGCTGGTTCAGTAGTGAAAGTCTTTTTTCCACTGATACTTTGAGCAGAAGTCTTATCAACAAGGTTGCTCAAATCAACCATTTCAGCCATTGGGTCCCAAGCAGTTCAATTCCAAACAACATTCGTTCAAGCATCAAATTTAGGTGCTGTGGTATGAGCAGCAACTACATTATACATATCTCAAACTTCTGGATTGGCTGGAAGTGAAGCATAATCTGCAACTTGACCTTTGTAATTAACACCACTTGCTACTCTTGAAGAAACATAATCAGCAATAGTCTTTGCACTTACAACACCAGCTGTTGTAGAAGTTCCAGTGTCAATGTCTGATTTTGATACTTCATCATAAGTTGTGTCAGTAGCACTGATTGTCTTTCAATCTTGTCCAATAGTAATGTTGCTACCAGCAATCAATTTGTCTTGTTTATGACTGTAATTGTATTTTTCTCACGTTGTCACAAGACTTTCTGCTGTTCATCACTGTGCTTCTTGTTTGACTTCATACTCTGGAACATTGATGTCAATTTCTTCATCAGTTGCTTGGTTTAATGTGAAGTCTTTCACCTTTGTCCCATTCCTTTTAACAGTAATCTTGCTGTCTTTAATGTCTGTGCTGTCAGCTTTGGAATTTAACAAACCGTCTGTTTCCGTTTTGCTGTAAGCATCAACTCATAACTGATACTCTGTTCAGTTTTTGTAGATTTTCTTTATTCTTGCCATTTTATGTGGTATAAATGATAAAAAACTATTCTGTAATTAAGTAGTATTTGTTTGGGTCTGGTGTAATGTTGTTGTAGTATGATTGTGTGCAGTCTGTTGTATCTGACATTCAATTAACCTTATCACTAACACCATTTATTTCGTTTCAAAGATTGGTTATGTTTGTTTCACTGTTCTCAACTCTTGTATCAAGTTGTTCTATGTTTTCAGCATTCAGATTATGTGAGTTGAGAATTTTCTCTGCCACAATCTCACCAGTGTCTCCATTGTTAATAGGTAAATAAACACTCATTTTCTCTGTAATAATCAATTAAATTGTTTTCCACTTTGCTGTTGGTATCCACACTCATTTGTTGTTCCATTTTCAAGTAGCCAATACCCACAAGTCTTTCTCATCAAGTCTCTGAATGCAAAGTTTTACTGAATAATTGTGTTTTTCTATTAAATCAGCCAAATATTTCCACTTATCAACAAGGCTTGTTCAATACTCTTTCTTTTCTCTGATAACTCCAATATATTTCAGCAACTCATCAAGATTTGCTGAATACTTGTGTTGCTCATCAATGTTTGAAATAAATATCTTACAAGGCATTGTGTTATTCGTTTGATAAATCTGGAATTTTTACGCTATCACTTACTTCTACTTTGATTTTTTCAAGATTAAATCTTGTTCTCTTTGTGTCTTGAATTCATCGTATGTCAATCTCTGCTTGTCATTGCTTATCTCTTGTGTCTTCACTTGATAAAACAAAGCTCACTGTGTTATCATCCTCAATCTCACCAATCTTTTCCAAGATTGTTCAATCAGCACACTTCATTTCCAAAAGAATGCTGTCATATTCTGCTGGATTTACATCAGTTGTTGTTCATCACTCTGATAAATACAAGGTTGCTACAACAACTGTATCACTTCATTCTCTTATAATCATTGGTATAAACAAGAAATAAACTACTTTGAATTTTTTTCCATATTCACTCTTATTCGTGACACATCAGTTTCAATCTTTGTAAGTCTGATTTCCAAGTCCAACTGTTCTATCTTTCTTATTGCTTCTGTTTGCTGTGTATTCACTGCTTCAATCTTATCTATTCTTGAATGTAAGGCATAGAAAAGGCTGGCACAAGCAAGAATTATTGAAACCAAGCTCACGATAGTCCCAAGACTTGTTCTGATTTTCGTATCTTTTGTTATACTTTCCATATATTTTTGTGGTCAATATGATAAAAACTGACTAAAATCATAATAGTCAGTTTTGTATTTTATGGGGCAACTTTTGAATTTTTTATTCTCAATCTACATTCTCATCAGTAGTTTCGTTCTCAACATTGTTTTCTTCATTCTCATTGGTGTTTTCATATATATCAATGATTTCTTGTGGAAATATTGTTCAAACTGCTTTTAGAGCTTGGTATTCTTCAAGAGAAAGGTATCAAGGAACATCGTTCAAATCAATGTTCTCAATGTGTAAATATCAATCGTATGTTCTTTTATACAATCAGCTGTAAATTAAATCAATTGAAGCAATCTTTCTTTGTATATTTTCACTGTTTTCAACTGCTTCAATTGGAATTGCTACTTCAACAATCTTCACTGGTATTCTCAAATCTCTTATTTCTTCATCTGTTACTTCTCTGTATTCCATTTTACAGTTGTTGTATTCACCCATTCTCTTTGGGTTTGCCCAAAACTTTACTCATTCTGGTGTTGTTCATATGTTGGCTTTGATTGTCATTTGTCGTTTTTTATGAAATAAATTGATTATTTGTAATATGGTATCTTATAATTTCAGATTTTAACATATCAAACAAAATTTCAAGGTGTTATACTTCAAGTTGTAACAGTATTTGTTTCTTCACCAACAAGAAAATCATCATTACTATCATATCAGAAAAATATATTTGAGAGCATTTCTCATTCTGATTTGATTTCTGTTGGTGTAGTATCTTTATCATATTTGATTAACTTTGGAGCATTCACATAATAATTGAATACAAGTGTTTGATATTGTGTATATCAGTGGTCTCCTGTCATCCACCAATAAACATCATTTCAATCATATGTAATAGTCTTGTCCCAAGAAGTTGGGTTTGAAGTTCAGCTTTTACCAGGGTATGACCAACTCAAATATTGACCAGTACTGCTTGAAGTTCATATTCATCAATCACAAGGGTATGTTGAATGTCAGACTGCTGTTAATTGACAATGAAACTGTATGCTTGTGCATTTCTTTTGAGAGAACAAAAAGTATGACCTATTGTTTGAGTTTGAGCCTTTGTTTCAACTTTGTGTTCAAGAAAACAAAATTGATTTATATCAAGTTGCTGTGTATTCAGCTCACTTCTTAACAAATAACCTATTTGAAAATCAATCAGAAACACAATATGGCATAACATATTTTGGAGTTCTTGTTGAACCATTAACAGCAATATATCTGAATGCTTCTGACCACTGTGTATAATCACAACCTAAAATGTAATAATTGCTGGAATTGACAATACTTCAAGTCTGATAAACAACAATATCTAACAATTCTCATCTGGTTCATCAGAAATTTCAACTCATATTTACTGTTATTTCTTGAAGGTCTGTTGTGAATTGCGAATAACTTATTGTTCAGCTACATATAACTTGATTTCAATACCAATAATCTTCTGTTCAAGAGTAGCTTACTTTTACTCATTTCCTTACTTCAACAGTCAAACCAGTTGTTGGGTCTCAATATTTTTTAAGATACAGTTTTAATTGGTTCGTTTCAACTCAGCTTCAAATTCTCTGTATGTGTAATTGTGTATTTGCTGCTACATCTCAAACATTTGCTTCTAACAATGAGTTTGAGAGTGTTGGTGTTCTTTGTAAATAAAGAATGTCGCTTAATGTGTATTTTTCTCAAACCATTGCTGATTGTTCCAAATGGTCTGGAATTCAAGCCAATTCAAGTGCTTCAATACTTTCTTCTGCTGTGTCCATTCTTGAAAGCAAACTATTGATATTTGTTTCAAATGCTTGTGCTTTTGGAATAAAATATCTCACATCAGCCAAAACTCCACCAACGATTTGTCATAATGTCATATAGTTTGCTGATGGGAGTGTTTCTACCAGCTCAACTGTTGCTATACCAATTCAGTCTGCTGGGTTGTTTGTTCAATCATCAATCATTGCTTGTGGAACTTTGATTACTATGTATCAATTTCCACTTATTGCTATACTTTCTGTGTTCTCAACATAAACCATAATTGTTTCTCCACTTGCTCTTGTGCATTGAACAAATGCTTTTCCAACTCCAACAGAAGTTGTGGTCATATCAAATCAAGAAATTACTCATTGACTTGTAAGACTTTCCACATATTTTGAGAAATCACTATCAAGGTTGATATTGTTTCCATTTAATAATGCTGTTCTTACTGCCATTTAGTTTGTATAAAATATAAACAGTGTTGTTATATTCAGAATTTCTTGTAATGGGGCAATTATTTTCTACATTCAAAACTTCAAATTCAATCGTGCTTCAAGCTCATCTTCACTTTGAAATTCTTGCTCTTTGTATCTTTCCAATCAAGCTGGGTATTTCATACAGCTTACCATTTCAAGAAGTGTTCAGATATAGCTTTGTGTCATTTCCAAAATCTCAACTTTTGTAAAGTTGTAATATCTCATCAAGGAACAAATAGAAAAGATTGTTAGCACCTTGTGATATGTTCCTATTTCTCAGTCGGTGCTGACATTAAACCCAATTCTTTGAGAAGTGTGTTCAGAAAGTCTTTTTGCTTTGATATTGGCATTTCTTCATTCAAATACTTCACAAACTCTCACCAATCTCATTCAATACAATTTATCTCAAGCAACTTTTCTACTGAATTGTCCAAGTCTTTCAGCTTTGGCTCTCTGAATTTTCGGTGTTTTGCTCAAAAATCTACTTCAACAGATTTATATCATTCAATAAATTCTCTCAAATCTATCATTCTTGTGTGGGTTATTGACAATAAAAAAACAGAATATACAAGGCAAAGCAAAGAAACACCTCATACATTCTGTTATTTTATTGTGGTTATGCTTTCCAACACAACCACAGATTTTCTTTGCTTTGTTATGAACACTACTCTTCTGACATCTTGAAACCAATCTTTTCTTGTTTAGCAATGCTACCAGTAATTTCCACTGGAAATCACATAGTAGTGTTGTCACTGTCTGCGATTGGTGCTTCAACTGCTTTATTTGCATAACAGTTTTCCAAGTAAGTCTTGATACTTTTCGTGCTGTTTCAGTATTTGAATGTATTTACCAAAACCATTACAAAAGGCTCTGCAACAACATTTTCACCGTGTGAAACATTTACAATGTCAGCAGCTGTTGAGCTGTAAGTGATTGTTATCTTCACACTTGCTGGTGCTGTTTCAGTCAAAGTTGCATTCGTTTGAAGCAACTTAATTGCTGTTGAACCTGTTGAAGTTGCTGAAACAGTATAATCTGTATCAGCTACAAGTGTTGTTTCTGTTCAGTCAATCAATGCTTTTACACTTGCGATTGTGCAAGGTGTTCAGTCTTGATTTGAGTATTTTAACAGAATATCTTTTGTGAAACTCCATTCACCTGGGTTGGCAACTTGAACTTCACTTGCTACTGTTCAAGCTGTGTATTCTGTCAATCAGAGTTGTAATACTTCAAGTTTTTCGTTTGTCAATTCGTGAGCTGAAAAACTTACAGTCATCTTGTTTCAATCTCTGATTTTCTTCAATGTTCAGTTTGAATACACATCATCACTGTTTTCACCACCAAATGCGAGTGATTGGTCTTTGTAAAAACCAACTTGCATAAGGTTATCTGACCACCTTTTTGCGATGTATATCTCCATTGAATTAGGAACCATATGTCCTGGTTTGATTGGTGCTTTTAAGGTCATCTATAAGTCTTACAATGAAATAAAATTATTTTCTTTTCTTTGCTGATTTCGTTGGCTTTTCTTCAACTTCATCAGCTTTCTCAACAACTTCATCAGCTTTTTCTTCATCAGCATTTTCAGTTGCTTCTTCATCAGTGTTCTCCACTGGTGTTTCTTCAACTTCATTTGCTGGTTCTGGATTAGCTTGTGGTTGTTCAGCATTGATTGGTTTCATACAAGAAGTGAAGTATCATCAAGTATCTTTTTCTGATACTATGTCTCATTTCTTGAAGTTCTTTCAATCAATTCTACAATCTACTGTTATTTCAAACATCTTTGCTAATGTTTATCAAATAAAAGTGTGGGAGAATGTGGAGTTCTCCCACATTGAAGTTCTACTATTCAACTTCTTTTGTATTAACTGGTGCTTCTGTTGTGTTCTCAACAATAACTTTTGTTGGAGCAACTGCTGATTTTCCAGCAGAAACATTTGAAATATACATATCTTGATAAGCATTTCTGAATTCTGCTGTGATAACAGATTTGATTGTTTCTTGAATTACTTGTGAGTTAGTAGGCTCTCTGTAATCACTGAAAAGAATGTCATTACCAAATTCTTTGTCTTTCATAACGTGAATGATTGGTCTTCATTTTCCAACAAACAAATCACCTGTGTTAATATCATCATCAATAATGAATGGAAGTCCATATCATAGTGAAGCTGACACAAATTCTTTTACTATTCAACCAACTGACATACCGTTTATGTTCTCTTGGTGTTGAACAATAAAATCTTTCCAATCAATACTCAATTTTGCAAATGTAGCGTGATTTAAGAATATTGCTTCTGGTCTTCAACCTTTGGTAGCAACATCTGAAAGTGCCAATTCAAAATCTTCTTTTGAAAGATTTCCATTTGCATCAACAACTTTTCCACCGTCAGTCATAATAGCTTGTTTCCAACCACCCATACTTCTACGTGTATCTGTTGTTGATAAGAATTTTCTACCGTAGTAAAGAGTTGTATTCATTTCTTCACTAAGTTCTTGCACTTTACCAGCTCTTTCTTCATTGAGCATATCAATATAGTCTTTCTTTTGGAATGCAGCAGCATCTTTTGAAACATATACTGACTTTGTGAAAGTCTGAACAATGTTTTCACTTCTAACTTTTTCAAGTGTTTTGAAGTCTTCTGTGATTTCGTATTCACTTTCAGCTTTTGATAAGATTTTGATTTCAGCACCTTGTGCGATTGCAGCAGCTACTGTGCTTCCATATCATCTTACCACAGTTAAAGCTGTATTTGTTTCACCAGCTTCTCAAACTGCTGTCACTTTCACAACTTCTTCACCTACCATAAGTAAGTATCCAACTGTCAATCTTTTTGCGAAGTCATTTGGTACTGATATAGAAGTTCAGTCTATTGCAACAGCAGAAGCAACATTACCTTTTCTTGCTAACTGTTTTGTTGTGTAAAAAGCAACTGTATCACTCTCAACTTCTGTTCATCTTTCAGCTCTTGAAAGCATTGGAAAGTCTTTTGGTTGAAGCAATAAAATTGCTGAAATCCATTCTTTTAGATTGAAATCTTTTGATAGTTTTAATGCCATCTTTGTGTAAAAAACAAAATAAAATTACTTATTC